GTATTTGTAAGTTATTCACAGATGCATCTTTTTTACGGTGAACGGAACATGCTAATGTCTCCTTCATGGTTTGATGCTGTAATACCAAATGCATTTACTCCAGAGGAATTCGAATTCTCAGAGACAAAGAAAGACTACATACTTTACTTTGGTAGAATTGTTGAGTCCAAAGGGTTAAATGTAGCCATACAGGCTACTAAGGAGACAGGAAATAAGCTAGTCATAGCAGGGCCCGGCTCTCTTGCAGATTTAGGATATAAAGAAATCCCAGAGCATGTGGTTACTGTCGGACTCTGTGATGCTAATCAACGTAAAGTGTTAATGAGAGATGCTCGAGCAATCATTGGTCCGACTTACTATATTGAGCCGTTCGGTAATATGGTTGTAGAAGGATATTTCTCTGGCACACCAGCCATTACTACAGACTGGGGTGGATTTGTTGATACCGTAGTCAACGGTGTTACCGGATATCGTTGTAGAGAATTTAAAGAGTTTATCAATGCATTAAACAATATTGATAAAATAGATCCGCATGTTTGCCGCAAATGGGCCGAAGACAACTTTTCAGAAACAGTAGTGCATGAAAAATTTGATTTCTATTTTAAGAAAATACTAAGTGGAAGTTTTTACAGAACATGAAAAAAGCATTTATCGTTACCAGTGCTATAGATATAGACAATAGCTTCCCGTTAACCTATTCTAATACCAGAAGCTCATTTACTAATGAAGAAAGATTGAGGCATACTGTATTCACTTTGGCTAGTTTAGATGCTAGGACAGATGACGAGACTACACTATTTTTAGTAGACATTTCTGACAACTACAGTCAATATAGATCTTTATTATCTTATCAAAGAAATTTAGTTTATGTCAGCGTTAAGGAAGAATTCCCAGAAGTTTATAAAATTGCTAAGTCTCATCGTAACAAAAGTTATTGTGAAACAATGATCCTTTTAGCGTTTATAAACAAATACAAAACAGTGTTGGAACAATTTGATTACTTATTTAAAATGAGCGGGCGATATTTTATTGATCGCAGTTTTGATGTGTCTTTGTTTAACGAATATAATAAAGATAAGATATTTTTTAAACGCCCTATGAAATTTGAATGGAACAATAGTTGGCCGTATGACATGGTAGATCGAAGAGGCTTACAGGGAGATAATTTACTATATCAGTATTCGTCTGTTTTATATGGTTTTGGAACAGATATGCTTGATAGAATTGTAGACATTTATCATGTAATCGAAACATTCACCGGACATTCCGATAAGATGATATATGACGTTGAAACGTTGTTATATTATTTTACAAGAGTTTATCAAGATAAAATTATTGAAACAGACTGGACTATATATGGCTGGGACGGAACTAGTGGAACTTTTTTAAGATATTAATATGAATTTAGAAATGATGGTTATTGACAATTTTTACTCAAACCCGGATGCTGTTAGAAACTATGCATTAGAACAAGAGTTTTCAGTCAAGGGAAATTATCCAGGTGTTAGAACAGCACCCTATTTGCCAGATGATGTAAAAGACTGTATAAGTTATTGGATGAGTTTTGCAGGACCAGTAACTAGCTGGTTTGAAGACACTGGTTATACTGGTGCATTTCAATTAACCACAGCACAAGACAGAACATGGATACATGCAGATCATCATAATATGTGGGCCGGAGTTTGTTACCTAACTCCGGATGCTCCCCACACGGGCGGCACAGGTCTTTATAGACATAAGCCGTCGGGTGAGTTTAAAAGAATTAATTCGGATCACGAAGGGTATGACTATACTAAATGGGATCTATTTGATAAAGTCGGTAACAAATACAATAGGCTTATAATCTATCGAGGCGATTTATTTCATGCTAGTATAGATTACTTCGGTGATAACTTACACAACGGTAGGTTGTTTCAAACATTTTTCTTTAATACAGAACGATACTAATGTCTTACAAAATATGTCAGGTTATATTTTCAACCAACAGGTTGGAATATCTTAAAAAAACTCTACATGCTCAAAGCAATCTCAATTTCTACGGCTGTGAAGTCCATAGAATTTTTATAGATGATTATCCTAAAACTAGAAACGATCCTATGATCACAGACCTAGTTAAACTATATGGCTACGAAGAAATTATACTCCATCCGGATAACTTAGGGTTAAGTGTAACATGGTCAGAATTTTGGGACCTTATAAAGGATCGAGATTACGATTATGTTTGGCACCAAGAAGATGATGTGGAAATACTAGAGCCTGTGCTTATTACAGACCTAATAGAAATACTTGAAAGAGATCAAACTATAAGTCAAGTGCAGTTAGCGCGGCAGGCTTGGTATTCAAATGAAACAGAGCCAGAGTCGGCTCCGGATGATCTAATATATAAGAATTTTAGATATGCAAAAAATAGTTTAATATTTTCCCCCATGGCTAGTTTATATCCATTGCGATTGACAAAGTTCCCTTATAGACATTATTATGATTTTAATCTCAATGAAGGTCTGGTAGGTAGAACATTACACGAACACCTGGGATTAGTATCGGCAAATGTTAAAAACTATTATGGTAAAAATATTATCAAACACATAGGAGATTGGTTTGTTGGTAAAAGAGTGTTACCCAATGAACCGAACTACGAAGCATTTGAACGATACAACCCGGACACAAAATACAATTCCAAAGACGGAAGTGAATACAAATAAAGGAAATACATGGAACATTTTTATCAAAATATCGAAGGTTGGTTTAGCTATGAGTGGCTCTACAGACATGTTGCAACTCTTGCAGAGGACGGAGACCTGTTTGTCGAAGTAGGAAGTTTTAAAGGCAGGTCGGGAGCATTCCTAGCTGTCGAACTGTTAAATAGTGGAGTTAATGTGCAATTAGATTTAATTGACACATGGGAAGGCAGCATTGAACACCAACAAGGTGCTGAGTGTGAAGTTAAAGAAGTAGTAGATGGAACACTTTATGAAACTTTTATAAACAACATGAAGCCAATTGAAGGTCATTACAATGCAATTAAGATGACTAGTCAAGAAGCTGCTAATAATTACGCAGACGAAAGTATTGATTTTATCATGATTGACGGTGCTCATGATTTTGGTTCAGTAGTTGCAGACATCCGTGCATTCCTTCCTAAGATGAAAAAAGGAGGCATTATGACCGGAGACGATGCATGGGCCGACTCGGATCCTCGTAGAGCAGCAGAACAAGAACTTGGAAAATACAATGTTCAATTTCCCAATAACCATTTTTATGCAGTAATAGAATGAAAGAAAAATTTATCAATGCCTACATGGATGTTGCCGAAAGGTTTGCTGAATTAAGTCCAGCACGTAGACTCCATGTAGGTGCTATTGTAGTTAAGGATGATCGAATTATTTCTATCGGTTATAATGGCATGCCTGCAGGTTGGGATAACACCTGTGAAGATGTTGAATGGTGTTCAGCAGGTGGATGGCTTAGTCCCGACGAAATTGAAGAAGGTTGGCCTTATGAAGGAACATACCTAGATATGTATGGTAATGAAATGCAGGGGCGATATCGTCTTAAAACTAAACCAGAGGTATTACATGCTGAAACAAATGCGATTGCCAAGTTGGCTAAATCTAACGAATCTGGTCTGGGTGCTACTATGTTTATTACCCATGCTCCATGTTTGGACTGTGCCAAACTTATCTACCAAAGTGGTATTGGCAGTGTTCTATATCGGAACTCTTATAGGGATACTAGCGGTATCACGTTTCTTGAACGATCAGGAATAACTGTAACACAGCTTAATTAAAATGCAACTGTTTTCTATCATTGCCCCTATAGATTTTAATCTTATTCTAGAAGAGTATAATAAGTTGGAAAAAAATATCCCATGGACGGAAATGTCTGCAAAAGGCAAGCAATGTGGATTACAATATGCCGAAGGTGAAGAATTTTCAAATAGTGCTGTTGGAACATTGCAACCCGGAAGACTAGAAACAGAATATAGTAAAATTAATCCTATATTTCAAAACACACTATTTGAAAAAATTATAGAAGAATATAATTTATTTAGAACTAGGCTAATGTGGGTAAGTCCATTCGCATGTTATAGCCTACATAAAGATAAAAGCCAACGATTACATATACCATTAATTACCAACACTGATTGCCTATTTGTGTTTCCTAATAATCGAGCTATGCTGCATTTACCAGCAGGCAATGTTTATATTGTGGATACTACAAAGAAACATAGTTTTTGTAATTTTTCCAAAATGTCAAGACTACATTTAGTAGGGTGTGTTATAGATTAAATACATTATGTTTAAAAAAATAAAAGAATTAATTCTAGGGTGGTTTTATGAGCGACGCCGAAAGAAACAATTAAAAGCACGACTAGAAGAGCTACGCAAGCGAGATCCATTTATCTATTGATATGATTCTCGGCATTACTGCTCAAAATCACGATGCTAGCATGTCTCTCATTAATGGGAATAAAATCGTGTGGGCTGCACACAGTGAACGATATAGTCGAATTAAAAATGACTATTTCTTAGATGTCGATATGGTCAACGAGATGCGATCGTATGGAACCCCCACAAAAATTGTCTGGTTTGAAAAACCTTGGCAAAAGAATTTACGTAGACTTTACTCAGGTCAACGTCCGTGGATAGTGAGTCCTAGAGACCAACTAAGACTTGTAGGACTTAACTCAATACCTTTAGAAGTTGTAGGTCATCATGAAAGTCATGCTGCGGCAGGATTCTATACTAGCAAGTTTAAAGACGCCAGTATATTAGTAGTTGATGCAATAGGCGAATGGAATACCGTTAGTATATGGACAGCAGATGACACTGGTCTAAAGTCAGTTTGGTCTAAGAGCTATCCACATAGCATGGGATTGTTCTACACTGCCTTTACACAATATCTTGGACTAAAACCCAATGAAGAAGAATATATTCTCATGGGCATGGCTGCGCTAGGTCAACCAAAACTTGTAGAAGTTCTTAAAGAAGAGTTCTTTGACAAGTTTGAAGGTCCGGACTTTAAACTTAAAGTAAACTTACACAAAGGGTGTAGGGCATGGCCGAGACCTGAAGGTGTAAGTGATTATGATATTGCGGCCAGTGTGCAGGCATTAATGGAAGAATATCTCCTAAACACCGTTGCATGGATGCGCCGCAAGTTGCCCAGTGACAATCTAATATTCATGGGCGGCGTTGCCCTAAACTGTGTTGCTAACAGTAAAATTGCACAAACAAAACTTTACAAAGATATTTGGCTTATGCCCAATCCAGGTGATGCCGGTAGTGCAATCGGTGCAGTTGCTGCCTATACTAGACAGCATTTAGATTGGCAGGGACCGTATCTAGGAACAGATATTGACCGGGAACTAGATATCGACAACATTGTTAACGACTTGTTAGCAGGCAAAGTAGTAGCAGTAGCAAATGGTCGTGCAGAGTTTGGTCCGAGGGCCCTGGGAAATCGTAGTTTACTGTGTGATCCTAGAGGTCCTAGTGCTAAAGATAGAATGAATTCTTTAAAGCGTAGAGAAGCATTCCGACCGTTTGCACCTGCTGTGTTAGCCGAACATGCAGATACATATTTTGATATGCCAGTTAAAGAAAGCCCATACATGCAATTTGTTGCACGTTGCAGAACTCCGGATCTTTTACCAGGTATCTGCCATGTTGATAATACTAGCAGAGTCCAAACTGTTACAGCACAAGATAATCCAAAGTTTAGGGCGTTGTTAGAAGCGTGGTATGCAGTCAGTGGATGCCCAATTTTAATGAATACTAGCCTAAATGTCAAGGGAGAACCTTTGGTAAATTCATGGGCAGATGCCCTAAGATGGCAGGAAATTAATGGAGTGAGCGTTTACTAGCCCATTAAAGCAGTATATAATAGGACTATAGTAATAGGATAATTACTAATACTAAAGGGTGCAATATGCCAACACCAAATGTAAAATTCAATTGGTCTATATTAGATCGAAAATCTATAGTTAGTTTTATGCTGGCTCTCGCGCCGGAAGTTGTTAATACTGAACTTTCTGTAGCAGTATTCCATAAAAAAGTAACAAACCATTTAAAAAAACTAGTTCCTGTTAGATTTAAGAAAAACTTTAACCCAAAAGTAGATCCTAATCAATGTTGGATAGGCGGTTGCTACTATAGTGATCGAGACTGCGAAAAAATCAAAAGCATCGAAATATCATTTGAATATTCACTGTTCGAAGAAACTATATGCATCAATAGTAAAAGATATAAATCAACTTGTTACGGCATTGCAGATACAATTTTGCATGAGCTAATTCATATGCGCCAATTCAGGCGCAGACAGTTTAAAGTTTTGCCGGATTATGCCAGTAATGCAGAAAAAACTGAGCTAAGAATGGAGCAAAGCTATCTAGGTTGCAGTGACGAGGTTGACGCTTATGCATTCAATATTGCATGTGAATTGGTAAGCAAATTTGGGATTAACGATTCCCAAATAATCAAATATCTAAATGAAAATCAAAAGAAAAAATACAGACGACATAATAGCTGGCGTATGTATTTAAAGGCATTTCAACACGATCATAATCATCCAATTATTCAACGTGTTAAGAAAAAAGTTGTTAGATACTTACCACAAGCATATATTGGTAAACCGTATCGCAATAAAGACTGGATAGATCGTTGACATAGGGCTAAATTCATGTTACACTTAATGCATGAATATCACAGCTCATCGAAGTCAAATACGAACCCTTAAACAAGGTGATCGTAATTTCTGTATCATCGACGGTATGACCCTGTCACCTCGAGCAGGATTTGAAATTTCAAAACAATGCCCGCAAAACTATGCTATGATAATAGCAACCTGCATCGATAAAGGTTGGATCAAACCAATTGCTAATATCACAGAACGAGAACTACTTTTTATAGGGCTCTCAGATGATTAAGTTAAATATCTTCGAACATAAGAATTATAATAATGAATTTTGAAAGACCAAAAGTCGGCATTATTGGACTTGGATTTGTCGGTAATGCAATTATGCAATCACTAGAAATTTCCTGTGATCTTGTATTAGTAGATAAAGATCCTGCAAAGGGGTTGAACAGCTATGCAGATTTGGCAGAGTGTGAAGGTGTCTTTGTTTGTGTGCCCACACCATTTGGTGATGACGGGAAATGTGATACCAGTATTCTCGAGGAAGTATTAAAAAATCTCAAAGATTACGATAATGTTATTATCAGCAAATGCACAGCCCCTCCGCTTTTTTATAAAAATCTCAACAAACAATATCCCAATTTAGTGCATTCTCCCGAGTTCTTAACTGCGGCAAACGCGGCACGAGATTATATTAATGGTAAGTTTATTATCCTCGGTGGTCGAGTAAAAGCCTATTTAGATCAAGCAGAAAAAATATCTAAATGGGGACAACCTAATGCAACATCAGTAGCGTATTCTTCAATTGAGGAAGCAAGTCTTGCCAAATATACCATTAACTCATTCTTGGCAACAAAAGTTTCCTTTATGAATGAAATTTATCAACTAGCAACTGCAATCGGTGCAGATTACACCTCCGTTGCTAAAATGGTTTCATTAGACAACAGAATTGGACAGAGCCACTTACAAGTTCCAGGACACGATGGATCATTTGGATTTGGAGGGATGTGTTTTCCAAAAGACACTTCAGCATTACTCAAGTATGCAGAAGAATTAGATGTTCCGTTAAATGTTTTGGATGCCGCAGTGAAGAAAAATTTGCTACTTAGGTTGACAGAGTCTAAATAACAATATATTATAAAGTATTAGACATCCACGTCATTAACTCGGAGAATAAATGTCAGACACAAGTAAAAATTTATCACAAGTAATCCGCGAACGCATGAAGGCGGACAATAAGCGTTTCTGGGCAGGAGACAACATCAGTGACTATCTAGCCGATAGCGATAAAGAACATTTGATCAACGAAGCAACAGAAGCGTTTGAAACTGTGCTAGATCGATTGCTTATTGATCGAGAAAACGATCCTAATAGCAAAGGCACAGCACGTAGACTGGCCAAGATGTATTTTAACGAAATAATGGCAGGAAGATATGAACCAGCACCAAACGCAACAGCGTTTCCAAATGACTCGGAGGATCGGTATGAAGGCATGCTTGTTGTCCGCAGTGAGCTTCGCAGTATGTGTAGCCATCATCATCAGCCCGTTAGTGGCGTGGCATATATTGGGATCATTGCTGCCAACAAACTTATTGGACTTTCCAAATACACTCGTATCGCACAGTGGTGTGCCAGGCGCGGGACGCTTCAAGAAGAGCTCTGCAATGACATTGCCCGCGAAATCATGCGAGCTACTGACTCAGAAAATGTAGCTGTATACGTTCAAGCCACACACGGATGCTGTGAGAATCGCGGCATTATGGCACATAGCTCATTAACACAAACTACTGTTCTACGAGGTGCATTTAAAGATGACTCGGGAACAAAAAAAGAATTCTTTGATAATATAAAGATGCAACAAGAGTTCGCTCCACGATAACCAACCCATAAGGATAAAAATGAAAAAAGGTAAACTCAATATTCCGAATCGCCCACCTGCACCGCAGGCGCCTTCGATGCCGCAATTCCAACCAGCGGCACAACAACAACAAGGTGGAAAAACACCAAGTATCATGATTGCTGTTCCGGCAATGGAAATGGTCAATGCTGAGTTTGCACAGCATTTGGCAATGGCAGCGGCAAATCTTGTTGCTCACGGTATTAAAATTAATTGTGCATTTAACATCGGTAGTGTTATTACTATTGCTCGCCGTAATCTAGTTGATATCTTTATGAAATCCGACTTTGATTACATTTGGTGGGTAGATAGCGATATGAAGTTCCCCATTGATGCTCCTATTCGTTTGCTCAAGCGAAACAAACCTATTGTCGGTGTAAACTATCGTCGTCGTCGCTTCCCCAATCCTAACTTTACAGGTATGACTGGTTCTGCTGGCAACTTCCGTGAATTCCAAACTACTGATAATAGCCCAGCAATGGAACTTATCGATGTTCTACCACACGGCTGTGTTCTTGTTAAAAGAGAAGTTTATGAAAAAATTCCTCAACCTCACTATCTACAAGAATTCATTCCTAGCTTAAATCTCGAAATTGGGGAAGATATTTTCTTCTGTCAAATTGCACAACGAGCAGGTTATGAAATTTGGTGTGATCAAGAACTAAGCCGAGAAACATCTCACATTGGTATTTTCCATTACAATTACAATTTGAGTGTTCCAAAATAAAGGAAAAATATGTTCGAGTCAATTGAAATCCGTAAGGTAAAAAACGGTGTTGTAGTAACTTTGCGGACCGATGACGAGGACGCAGAATACGTTTACGATACTGATAGAAAAGCTATCAAGTTCATCAAGGACATGTTAGAGTCTAAAGGTAACGTGAGCGTTAAGGAAACACATGCTAGTTAAAAAGAAATACGCTGTCGGTGATACTGTATGGATTTATGGTATTAACCGAAGCAATATTAAACCTGCCCAAGGCAAAGTAATAAAGATAGTAGACCTCAGTGATGCCGGGTATTCTACAGAAGACCATTATGTTATTGAAATTCCCTCGCATATTGAGCCATTGTTAGAAGTGCGGTCTTGGCACAATATCAGTCAAGATGAAAAAGGTCCAGTTGGCAGCTTACGAGAAATTGGAAACTTCGAATCTACGATTAAGTTTGCAGGCAGAGTAGGTTTTGCGTTCGACGATAGTCCAGAACTTGACTCAGATCCAGAAGATAATATAAGTCCAGATGAAATACATGCAGCTCTGCAAAAGAGTCAAATGGATATGGAACATACCCCATTAAATCTAAAAGACAATAAGCCAAAGCGTCGATACTTTAAAAAGAAGAAGGCATGAGCGCACTTGACGAATTACAAGCAGTAATGTTCAAGTGGAAGGATCAAAATTCGGTGATTAAACCTACGCTACATCGTAGAGCATCGGAGTGTTATCGACTTCAACTTATAGAAGATTTTGACTCTGTCGACGATGCTAGTAATTCAATGCCCTCTAGAGATTTCGATGATTGTGTAAAATGGGTTGAATCTCAATTAAAAGATCGGTCCGACTGTAAACGTATGGCTTGGGATATGTGGGATTTTAAACACCGTCGAGATGCAGAAAAGTTTATTACACTATTTCACTTATTATGGGAACAGTAAGATTTCAAGTCGTCGAACAAGATGGTCGAGCACTTGTGAAAGAAATTCACAAAGTAATAGTGCATCAATTTCAAATGGGCGATGTTGAAGATCCAGATTTGTATGCCGCAGAACCTTTGTGGAATTGGCAACAGAGCGAACAAGGTAAGTTTGTGATGGAACATGCAGTAGATAAACCCGAATGGCATAGACATACAGACTATGTAACATACGGATATAAGTATGCTATTGTAGCAGAACTCGAAGCAAAAAAGTTAAGTGAATTCTATCTGCGGTGGGGTAAGATTAAATAAATGTATGAAAATCCTAATAGCTCTATTGCTGTTTGTTACTTTAAATGCTAATTCGACTTCGTTAGCACTTTACAATTTCAGTAACGGTCACATGGAATCTTCACTTAGACATGAGGAAATTGTAGCCATTGCTAGTGTAACCAAATTGTTTACAGCGGCGTCAGTTCTTGAGAGCGGCGTTAACATCTATGAAAAAGTTAAAGTGCAGGGGAAAACCAAAGGAAGGTTTGCACGAGGTGCAATGGTTACTCGATTAGAATTGCTAAAAGCAATGTTAATTGCCAGCGATAACCTTGCTGCTGATTCGCTGGCTCATTCTCATCCAGGTGGCTATCGAGAATTTATTAATCACACTAACACTTTTATTGGGTCAATAGGGCTAAAAAACACTAAGATATTTGATGCCAGTGGTCTAAGTGTATTCAATGTTAGTAGCGCCGATGAACTGGTAAATTTTGTTTGGTATCTCAGACACTATCCGTTAATTACCGCCATAAGCTCTAGGGCAAGTGATGAATTAGAATTTGACAACAATCGGCATAAGACTGTAAAATTACAGATTAGAAATACTAATCCCGACATCAACAAGTATAATGTCCTAATAAGCAAAACAGGATTTACCGGTGCTGCCGGAAGATGTTTGGTAATGTTAATACAAAAGGGGGACGATGTGTTAGGTATTGCTGTGCTAGGTTTTAAAAATCCTAAAACACGATCCGAAGCTGTTTCTCAATTAATAAATTTTAAATAAGGAATGCAATGAACCCGTTTCGAGATCAAGAAAAATTTATGACAGCCTGCGGACAGAGTGTGGGCGAATATAATGAACTACAATATTCAATGTATGTTAAACTAATTGACGAAGAGCATCAGGAATTGTTAGAAGCCACACTATCAGACGATCGTGTTGAGCAGTTAGATGCGCTTATCGACATTCTAGTTGTTACTATCGGTGCAATCCATAGTGGAGGATTCGATGCCGAAGGTGCATGGAAAGAAGTTATGAATACTAACTTTGCCAAAATTGACAAAGAAACTGGCAAGGTTCGTAAGCGTGAAGATGGTAAGGTGCTCAAACCACTAGGTTGGAAAGCACCTCAACTAGCACAGTTTGTTATCAAAAAGTAATTGACAACTGATC